GGCTCGCAAACTGGTCGTAGCGTTGGTTCTCGGCGCGCACGGCTTCGTCCAATGCCGCAGCGGTATCGGCATCGAGCTGCGCGGTCGCCTGCGCGTTCTTCTGCAAGACCGCGATGCGGTTGGTGTGCGCGTTGTACCAGTCGATGTCGGCTGTCTTGAGCGCTAGTTGCGCCTTGAACGACTCGGCGTCCTTGCTGTTGGCCTTGGCCTGCAATTCCTGCACCTTCTCGCCAGCGGCTTGCAGCATTTGCTTGAGCTGGTCGATGGCCTGCTGCGACTTCTGCATCACCTGCATCGTCTCGGGCGATGGCCCTTGCTGTCCGGTTTCCTCGGCCTTCTCGGCCTGCTGGATTTGCGGAGGCAGTAGCATGGACAGCCGCTTGCTGATCTTGTCGGCGTCCGGAATGTCCATCAGGCGCACGTATTCGTCGCCCAGCAACGCCAGCATTTGCGGGTTGCCGTTGATGAGTTCCTTGAGCGCCTCGACCGCTTCCTCGCGGCGCGTACCGAATGCAGGGCCGACCTGCACGGAAACGTCGTAGGTGCCGATAGCCGGATTGAATCGGGCCAGTTGCGCGCCCTTGAACTGTGCGGCCTGCTGCATCTGCGGATCGAGCGTGACCGTGGAAGGCTTGCCGTCCTCGCCAAGAATGCGCAGCTCGCGTTGCGTGTCGTACACGCGCGGCAGCATTTCGAGGACGATCTTGCCCGCATGACGCAGCGAGCGCGCCTCGTTGTCGGCGTAGTGCATGTTCGCCGTCTCGCCCTGGCGCTGGCGTGCGTTGATCGCCTTGCCGCTGGTCTCGTTCGACGGTGCGCCGAGATTGGCGCGATACATGCCGATGGATGCTTGGATGTCGTTCTGCGCCTACTGCGCTCCGATCACATAGGCTTGCGATGCGGTCGGGGCTTGTGCGCGCGATGGCGCGGGCAACGGCTGGCCGTCCGTATCCTTGTGGTTCCAAGGCAAATAGGCCGCATTGCTGCGATTGGCCTCTTTCCATTCCTGCTCGAAGCCCTCAATCGCCTCGGCAGCCGCGAGATATGGAATCTTGGTCTGCAACGATACGTGTTCGATGTAGTTGCTGCGGTCGTAGTTGTACGCACGCATCGGGTCTTTCATCGGGCGCACGAGGCCGCACAATTGGCGCTTGCCCTCGATCCACAATTCCGAGCCGATCACCGGAATCAACGGCACATACGATGCCGGGAACTCGGTCTGTTCGAGGATTTCCTTGCCGGTGAGCTTGTACCAGTCGCAGCGGCGCTTCTTGGCCCTGTACGTGCGCAGGATCGGCGGCTTATAGCCAATGTCCTTCACTGCCAACCAGTAGTCGGACTCCTCCAGCGTCATTTCCTGACCCGGATTGAGCGGGTCGTCCACCACGATCATGTTCGTGGTGTTTTCGGTGATGTTGAAGTATTCGCAGACGCGAACCGTTTTTTCCGTCGCCCAGCCGCTATCGTCGCCTTCCCAATCCACCGGATCGGCGTCGGGATACATGCGCTCGAACGCGCGTTTGGTCGGGTTCGACTCCACGAAGCCGAACATGGCGTCCGAACCGTCTGGCTCCTGCCAGTCCGGATCGAGCTATACGCTCAACGGATCGGCAATGCGGTCGATGCAGATTTCCTGCTCGTTCGTGCTGTCGTTCAGCACGCGCGTATTGATCCTGAAATAGCCCAGCCCGATACGCGCCGCATACTCCATCGCCGTATCGTAGGCAATGTCCGCGCGGCTCACGTCCTCGATGTGGCGGAACAGGCCCGATAGCGCATCGGCTACCTTGATGTCCGCGCCAGAGTCAACGGGGCGAACCTTGATACTCGGCTTGTTCTGTCGTGCGTCGTTGACGACCTGAAAGATGAACTGATTGGTTTGGTCGAACGTGAGGCACGGGCGCGGGCCACCGACCGCATTGGATCGTGCGCGCTTGACCTCTTCGGGCCATTGCTGCGGATCTGCGGGATTGGAGAACCGCAGGTCGTCCAGCATCTATTCGCGCTGGTCGTTCGTCGCCTCTTTGCATGCATCGAAGCGTTCGCGGGCTTCTTGCAGGATGTCCTTGTCCATCAGCCGTGCCTCGCAAACTGGCCGTGCAACTGCTCACGTAGAGAGCAAGCTACTGCGAAGGCAACGGATGGGTCAGCGAAAGGGCCGCGCTGATGCAAGCGCCCACCCTTCGTGGCCTGAACTAGATATTTACCATTGACAACACACACGCCTTTCATCCCAGTTTTGTTACGGGACTGCGCGCCGACGTTGTGCTGATTCTGCGAACAAGTCGCCTCCCGCAAGTTATCCATCCGGTTGTCGGTCTTGTCGCAATTGATGTGATCCAAGCCAGATAAAGGGAAGCTGCCGGTTTCATAGAGCCATGCCACCCGATGTGCTCCATATCGTTTGCTGTCGATAGTTAGTTGGCGGTGGCCTGTGCTGTCAATGCGGCCTGCGATGCTGCCAGCGACCGCCCTGCCCTTCGTGACACGCCACACAAAGACGCCAGTCTTCCGGTCATAGGCAAGCACTTCGCGAACGCGCGTCTGCGTAAGCACGTTCATCCCTACATCCATGCGCCAGAGGATACGTGAACGTGCGTGCGCTCTCGCGGCTCACGAGCCGGGCGCGTTGTCGTGCTGGTGAAGTCGATAGCCATCAGGCCAGCCGCGTCCGCTGCATGGCTCGACCAATCGTGGTCAGGGCCAAGGCCGATGCCGCGCTTGTCGTCGCGTTTTTCGTGATACCAGCCAAGTGCATCGCGGCCCGCCTCTGTCGTGGATTCGTTGAATCGGATGCTCGGGAAGACGCGGCGCAAGGTTTCGATGCGGGCCATTGCCGCACCTGCGCCCATGTTCGGGATCACCTTGACCTTGTAGCCCATGCTGCGGAAGGCGCTCGCATAACTGACCTTCTGCACCTTGTCATTCGTGTCGCCGTCATGCGGCAGGACGATGGTCACGCGATCTGGCGTATAGCCGCGCGATTGCAGCCAAGCTGCATGCGCTTCTAGCGGCTACCCGACCGCTTCGTAATAGTCCAGCACGCGGATTTCGACGCCAACGAACTGGTCGATCCAGATGCTAAACGCGTCGGCCTTCGCGCCCGTGCCGCCAATATCGCAGTGCGCCCGCAGTGTCAGCAGCGGATCGGCGGCAACAAAGCCGATCCGATGGCTTGCCTTCGCCGCGATCAACGGGGCCGCGAAGTACGCGCCCTCGACCACTGATACGCATTCGCCTTCCCAGATGTGCGGGTATTGGTCGGGGCGTTCGATCAAGTCGCGCTGCCTGTCGCGTTCCAGCTTCGCGGGGAACTTCGGGTTGTCGCGCCAGTTGAGTTCGACCATCTTCACCAGTGGATCGGTTGAATGGCGGAACCGGCGCTCAACCGCTGCGTTCTTGCGCTTCGGGTTCCATGTCACCCACAGCTCGGCGTTCCAGTCGTCGCCTTCCTCGCGCAGCGTCGGAATCAGGATCGACCAGGCGCTGTCCGTGACCGGCTCGGCCTCATCGACCCAACACAGCAGAATGCGGCCCTTCGACTTGACGCTATCAATGCTGCGATCAAGGCCAGCGAAGGCAAACCATACCCGGCCATCATGGCTGCGAATGTATTTCGCGCCTATCTCATAGTAGGCCGTTAGCGCAGGCTCATCCTCAATCGCGCGCTTCACTTCCTCAAGCGAGGAGTCGTCCAGCGAGTTCATGAATTGGCGAGCGCAAAGAATCTGACCGCTCACGCCAGCCTAGCCGAATCGCATCCCCTGAAACGCTGCCATCTTGGCGAAGCTGCGAGTTTTGGCCGAACCGCGACCACCGTGCGCGCCGCGAACGTCTGCCCTGCCCCGAAAGACTTCTTTCAGCTTCTTGGGTAAGCGGATGACGACCTCAGTCATTCAACTGCCGCGAACTTGTGCGCCAGCCGCTTGGCTTCCTTGACCGCCTGCTCCAAAGAGCGCAGCAGCGGATCGACATAGCGCGTGCCGACTTGAGCGAGGTCAAATCGCTCGATCTCTACGCTCGCGCTATGCTTTGTATCGCCATCCTCAAGCATCAAGGTCAGTTTCATTCGAGATCGGCGAGCCTGAATGTGCTGATGGTCTCAAACGGATTGTCGGGATCGCCTGAAACAGTCACCGACTGCGCGGCCTTGCCGTCGAAGCGGTTGGCAATCTCAGTGATCGCCCAAGCCTCGCCAGCGATGGCTTTGTCCACAAGAACGGTCGCAATGGCAGCGAGCGCGTCACGTTGAACGCACTCTTTTCGGATGGCATCGAACCACTGCTTGCCCTTCGCAGCGTTCCGACTTCCAAGGGGTGGGCCGGCCATTTAACTTAATTCCTAACCTTTTGATACGTTTTGGATTGTCGGCCACCAATCCTCAGTGACCTGCTCGCCTGTCTCGGCGTTGATGTAGATGGCGGGGGCGGTCGGACTCGAACCGACTTCGAGCGGGTTAGAGCCGCTATCAGCACCCCAGCGCGCCCCGGTAAAGATTGCGTCCCAATTCCTGTCGGCCGTCGCGGCATCAACCTATCGCGGCCTGCGCGTTGAACCCTTACTCACCGCGACGACGCCTCAGCGAACGCCACGTGCGCAAATTCGCCGCAGCCGTGTCGCGCGTCACTGGCTTGCTGTACCAATAGGTGTCGCGCCTTCCATCGGCCAGCGCGATTGACCAGCGATAATCTTT